CGGAACACTCTTGTCTCTCTCTGGGGCTGGGAAGCCCCACCTGTCCTAGTAAGGACAGGCCCGTCCAAGCTTCATGCTGACGCGCTTGGGACGTCCTTGACGTTCTAAGTGTCTTTCGTCGGCATAGGGTTTGACCCCTCGCTTTAGAAAGAACTTAAGCAGGGCCCACTCATCTCCCAACCGCGAGGTTGGAATTTGAGACCGAACTACCATACCCTTAACCAAAGGGTGCTGATAATCCGGATGAATGAATTCTTGAGAATATCCAAGAACACATTCCCGGCCAAGCACGGGTGAACTCTCGAGAACGTTCGGAAGAGGTATCAATCTCTCTAGAACAGAATCGAGGTATCTAGCTGTTCCCCAGTAACCTTGCCAATAGGCTTGGTTACGAAAGGAAACAGTGGATATAACACCCGAAACATCAGCACGATGTGCAGGGAGTAATTCACGGACACGACAGAGTGTTACGTCGTGACCATTGTAATACTCCTTCCCACAGCTCTCTCTGAACTTCCCAGTCCAGAAAGACTTGCTGTGGTTCACTTTGAAGCCAAAAGACTCCAAAGCGAACACAACGTCTGGCACAATTTCTACGGGGACAACAATGTCGTCACCGTAGACGCGCACCCGATCTCGCATATCCAGAACGGATTTGCGAGTAAGGCGCCTGCCAAGCTTTGATTCAATCGCATAGAAGATGATTGTAAGAAAAACAATCTCCTCCATGGGAAAGGTCAAAGCAGATCCCATAGACGCGAACTTGAACAAGGTTTGAATACCATGTTCAGGTACGTCAGCTCTGACCGATCTTGTAGCTAGGACTGCCTCAAGGAGGTGGCCATAGTTACTAAGAAGGGTCGTTACGAGCTTAAGGGAAACACGATCGGAAGCTTCGCTCAAATCGAGCGTAGCAAGGTCTCCAGAAATGGAACCTTCCTTTGCCAAGAGCTGGTTAGGCTCTTGATCAGAGAATCCGATCATACCTTGAACCAGAAAATCTGATTCAAGATATTCAACGAATAATTCCATTAGCCCCTGTTGCATATACTGCATGCAGGTAGGTTCAATGGCGATTATCCGAGGTGTTTTCACCGTCTTAGGAACTGAAACAACCCTAACGGGTCGTTCCAATCCGGGATCCAACCACTCCAACTTGTCCAGGCTTTGAATGTATCGAAAGCTCGGAATCAGATTTTCCGATGAAGGAAAAACCGATTCTAAGCGATCTGTCCATTCCGTCTGCATAAACTTCTTGTTTCCAAGAAGTTTTTCTGCAGTCGAGCCCGGACCATGCTTGGGAACGACGTTGCCGTCATAGACATCTCTGTCTAATCGACCAAAGGCGTCTCCAAATAGCAGGGATCCAATACGCTCAAACTTCCTTAAGTTTTCGGAAGTAAGAGTATATATGGAATCTCGGAGTGATTGTTCACACTCGATGAAATCGGTAAAGGCTTTCTTTTCCCGTGCATCGCTGCATGGAAGAAGAACCTTGCCAAACATCAGCGTTAGCTGACGAATGGCTTGGATAGCCTCAACCGAAGGATCATCAAGTAGCAGGCCGCCATCGCGCTTGAACACGAGCAGATGGAAATTCCGTAGGAATACGGGAAATCCTTTCTTCTTTCCACACAAGGAAAGAAGGGTGTCTGTTACCTGGCCTTGGTCTAGCGATCTTTCGAAAGCTTTTCCAATTTCAGGCAGGGAGAGAGTTAAATACTCAATTCCCTCGTGCTCAAAACGTCTTTGGGCTCTTTTAGAGTCCAAAGAGGCGCTTGTGCAGCACTGGATAGCGGCATCCGCCGCCATCTTATGCCAAAGCAACATCAGGCTTTTCATCCCTCCTCCTTTCATTAAGGAGAATATGGATCCTGAGCAGTTGTTGCGATCGACAATCCACGGAAGACAACCGAGGGGTCACTAGCTGCGAAGCTAGCTAGCCCAAGGTTGAATTCCATGACCTGTCTCCCTAAGGGGTTAGCGGGATTTCGACATCAATGCCAAGCTTACGGCCAATCACTGTCAAAATGACAATGAGAGTCCAAAGCGCAGCAAGGATTAAGAAATCCAGCCGTGAAGGCGGTTGTGAAACCGTCTTCTCCCTTCTAGGAGTCAGATCTCGCCCTGCAAGATGCGGAGCCAGTAGTCAGGAGTGCCGGCGACCATGAAGGCCGTCAGCAACTGACTGTGGTAGTCCCGTTCAGCTTGCGTAACGCCCAGCTTTGGAGCATCCGAAACGACGTAAGTCGAAATCGAGTACTCCTGGTTGAGCGCCGCATTGAACGGGTCTGCCGCCACCTTTCTGCGATCAACTCGCAGAGTGGTGCGGCTCCGTGCCTTGTCCTGGTGTCCGATGGACACACGATCGAGCCCGTTGGCAGTCTGGTAGACGGAACTTCCGTCTGCCATGCCAACGCGGGCAAAATCGTATGTGACAGCGTTCACCGTCAGGGTTGGGATTGGATCGGGTAGTGCCATTGTTACCTTTGCATAGTTGTTAACGTAGATTTTACGTTAACAGTATTGCATGTAACATCCATATTGGATGGACATTACGTCCTCACCGCCTGAGTTTATCAGAGAGCCGTATTTGCTACGGCACTCTGCTTAGGCCCAAAGCAGCGAGGATGGACCACTGACGGGTTGTGAACCCCGACGAGTCTAGTCCAAATCCGAATGGCGTGGCTTTCCTCCTCCGCATGTATTTCGCGGATAAAGTCGAAGTTACGACTTGAGGAATTGGAGTTTGCGGAATGGATGTGTCCGGGTGGACACTTCCAAAGAACGCACCCTCTACCTTACGAAATTCATGGACTTCACATTGTTCCATGACATAACCGTAAGGCATCACGAGGCCGTCCCTGGAAAATGCTGAGATGTTATGAATAACATCACCAGCATTTGTAAACCAGTCAGCAGCCCATGAGTACGGAAGCAGATTCCAGGCTGTATCGATGGACAAACCACCGTAGAGATGACGCATTTCTGCCTCTTCTCTTAACAGTCGACTGGAAAAGTCTCTACCAGCTGCCGGAAGGTAGTAGGTAAAGGCTCCACTGAACCAGGTCTTTTTTGACCTGGAAACAGTGTCTGTCCGTATCCCGGGATCTCCACCGCGAACCGACATTGCGAAAGTACTAGCACTAGAAGTGTTAATACCCGCAAGGTTGTGTTCGAAACCGGTGTTAGGGTACACAGTTGTGTACCCTTCACGATCCTCAGGAAAATCGTACCTACGTCTGAGTTTCTTTCCAGAATGACTTGCATAGTCGTCAATGAGCTTTTCAGCCCGTTGGGACGCATGCAAGAAAGCCTGGATATCCCGCCAGAAGGGCTGGATACCGAACACCACGTTGAGATACTCGCCAGAAACAATACTGGCGGATACACCACCGTGAGTCCGAATTCCATGCCCAATCGCGTTAGGGAGTCCTTCAGTGAAGAGCTCCCCGACGGCTGTCGGCATATCAGACACAGGATTGGTGGGTATGACACGGCTTATCGCCGTCGCGCCGAGGCCGAGCAAATCGCCCTCGTCGCTGGCACCAAAATTGAGTTGCTGGAAATCCAGCGCCTCAATTGAGTTGTCGTCATGGACCATCAAGGGACCTCGATAGCTGCCATAGACACCGGAATCTCTTCCGATGAATTCACAGCTACCGTTGGTCTCGAATTCACTTTTGAAAGCGGTCCAACTTGAACCGCGATCTCCAGTGAGTTCGTGAGAGCGGGTATAGCGCCAATGATTATTGGTGCTGTACTGCTCAAAATGACCAATCGCCACAGGCGGAAACGGAGCACTGACCCAATGGGTCAGGTCTGCGCTTAACACTTGTGCGCTGTACCCATCCCAGAGTACAGCTTGCGATGTTCCCACGATTACTCCTCATCTATTCGGTTGCACCCGATTGTCGAGCACAAGGCTAACGAGCCCCGAAAGGGG